CATCTCACATTATTATCTCTACAGTAATCAAATATAGGTTTAGATTTTACAACATTATTTTCCCAAAATAAATCAGGGTTCTTTACAGCCTCTCTTATAGCAGCATTTGCTGCAAGATGAATCACAACGTCATATATCTTATCTGTTTTGAAATCTCCTAAATCATGTGGTCGATCATATCCATCAACTTCATGACCTTCCAATACAAGGTGTTCATAAACTTGACTCCCTATAAAACCATGATGCCCAGTAACTAATACTTTCATTTTATTAACCTTGTATTTCCATAATGAATAACTTCACATCCATTAATTTGAGGACATTTTCTCCATGGATCAATTATTATTGACCCCTCTGGAAAAATAGACTTCTCTTGTTTCTCAGGATCAGGGTCAAGACAACCTAAGAAAGTTGCCTCTGGATTATGTGCAATTAGATATGCAGCAGCACCCAAATTATCTGGTGGTTTGTCACCAGTATACTCATCATCATAATATACATCAACTCCCATTTCTTTCACATAGTGACCAACAAGAATACTATATGATCCTGCTTCATACTCAACATGAGGTTTGTATGCTTTACCAACTATAACTACAGGTAATCCAGTTGAAACTAATTTCTCTGCAATATTTTTTGCTTGAATTTCTCTTGCCCCCATAATTGCATCAAACAAATCATATCCTAATCCAAGATTTTCGGACATGTATCTAAGTGCAATATTATCTCTTGGATGACACGCACCACCATCACCCATACCTGCTGTCATGTAACGAGGTCCCATGATTCTTTGATCAGAATCCTTTAGTGCATTTGTGACAACATCAACATCAATATTACCTTGCTTCTCTGCCACATCTTGTATCATATTAACTAGACTTAACTTTGCAGATATAAAGGTATTATAAAATATTTTAATACATTCACATTCATCCCACGTACCTACAACATATCTTGGATCATTATTCATCATAGGTCGATAAAAGTTTATTAACTCTCTTGCTTCTCCTGTCTTTGATCCATCTTCAGTTCCAATCATTACCATCTCAGGATTAGCAAAATCCCATCCAACTGTTCCCATCGCAATAAGATATGGGTTATATACAAATCTAGCATTAGTGATGAGTGGTTCCAATTCTCTTCTAACTGTGCCTGGTAAAACTGTAGATATTAAAACAACTAATTTACTACGATCAGAATACTTATTTACCTCTACTAATATATCTTTGACAATCGTATAATCAAAATCTTTATTTGGTAGATGTGATGTTGGATATCTACCATCATACGCAGGATCATGCGGAGTTGGTGCAGCAATAAAAATAATATCTGCAAAATTAACTGCTTGCTCAACAGTTTTTACCATATTAAAGTTGCGTGGGTTTCTTGGTAAAACATCATATCCCACAACAGGATAAGATTCTGCTATGACCTCTGCACATGACTGGCCTAACTTACCTACACCAATCATTGCAACTGGAGTTTTGAGCATCATTTTTGTCTCCTAGAAGTAATAAGTAAATGCCAACCTAATTTTTTCTTAAGTGTATTAAACATTTTATCTGGCATTGATTCAAACCAAGGTTCTTTAATAAATTTACCTTGCTTATATGGTTCAATTTGATATGGAAAAATGTGTGACTGTTCAATAGAAAGAATCTCTAATCCATGAAGTAATTCACCAACCTCTTCTTTAGAAAAAGTATTTGCTATTGGACATCCATATTGAGCTTCAGGTTGATCTAACTCAGACTCAATCATATAATTTTTCCAAGAATTCTTGGCATATAACATAATCTTGAGTATAGTTGAATCATCCATATACTTATAGATTTGATCTACGATTCGATTAGGATTTGGACTATGATGAATAACTCCAAATGAATAAATCAAATCATATTTTTCCACACTAACAAAAGAAGATAAATTCTCAGCATTGCCTTGAAAAAATCTACCCTTTTGATTATACACCTCAAACCGTTTTTGTGCAAGGTTTAGTGATTCAATTGATAAATCAGTTCCAGTATAATCAGCACCATGTCTTGCAAAATTAATTCCTTCTGTAGCAAGGCCACATCCTATTTCTAAAACTTTTTTACCTTTCCACGAAGAAAAATCTGCAAACTCTGGGATATGAGGTTCTGCAGTGTATCTTTTCTTTTCAACCTCATCAAAATATTCTAGAGATCCAATATCTTTCTTAGAGTGTCGAACATTACAAGGACGATCATCCCAGTATTTTTTTACATCATCAATAGTTGTAATCATAATTTAAAGGTAGGGATTGGTTCCATTTTATGTTTATTTTGCGTATTAAATTTTTGAAGAACTTCAAGACCTGAACCTTTTCCTGTCTCCATTGCTTCTTCTAATTCATCATATGATGCACCAAGTTGTTCTTCATCAGTTCTTGAGTCATCCCATAAACCATCAGTTGGTTTTGCATCTACGATTCTTTGATCTACTTCTAAGTATTCTCCTAAAAACCAGACCTCCGATTTATAAAGGTCAGCAATAGGGGCGATATCAACACCACCGTCACCATACTTAGTATAAAAACCGA